TATAATGTTGGTGGTCACAGTGTCATGGGTTCACCAGTATCTGTTGATGTTGATGGTGATACATTAGAAAATCCATCTGCTTCAGTTTATTATAAAGATATATTATAATGGGCCTCAAGAAGTGGTTTTCAGAAAATTGGGTTGACATTGGCTCGCCCAAAAAAGGTGGTAAGCACCAAAAATGTGGGCGAAAAAAAGCTGATGGTTCAAAAAGAAAATACCCAAAATGTGTACCAGCTTCAAAAGCTGCAAGAATGTCAGAATCACAAAAACGAAGTGCAGTCAAAAGAAAAAGAGCAAAAGCTCAAGGAGTTGGTGGTAAACCAACAAATGTAAAAACATTTGCTAATGAAGGAGAATTTGCAACAAAACAAAAAAAAAGAAAAACATATTCACTAAAACCTAAATTTGATTTCAGTGAAGTAAATCTAGGCGATGTCAAAACAAGTTTTAGAAGACCTGCTGTAAAATTACAAAAAAAAAACAAAAAATTGCCTGATGTTTCAGTTGAATTATTTAAAGAATATGAAGACATAAAAACACCTTATTATGAAGATAAAAAACAATCAAAGGGTGTGACTGGCACTATTGGTGGTAAATATGGAAGAGTAAGAGGTCAACTAAAAAAAGATAACAGATCAGGTAAAATATCAAGGCAACTCAGTGTTGAAGGTAATTTTGAGTTTGCTAAAGGTGGGTTGATAAGTACCTATTATAAGGATATACTGTAGCTATGAGTAAAAAATTTCCAGACTTAAATAAAGACGGTAAAATAACAAAGGCTGATGTTTTAATTGGTCGTGGTGTAATTAAAGCATCAGATGGTGAATCTATAGATTTTATTAAAAAGAAAACACAAAAAAACCCAGGTATTGAAACCAAAATACTAAGAACAAAAAAAGAACTATCTAAAGAAGTACAAAAAACAAAAACAGCGAAAAAAAAGTATGGTGATAAAACAAAACCAAGATACAAAAATGTAAGTGTCACAGGATCTAAAAAAGACATAAGTGAATTACAAAGAGCTGGTCAAAATTTTCAAAAGTCAACACAGGATTTAAAAAAATATGTAGAAGAAGTTGCTAATCCAAGACTCGAAAGAGATAGAGAAGCATTGAAAAAAGCAGTCGCTGAATATCCAGAAAAAAGAAAACAATATGAACGCATGGTGAGGCGAATAGCTAAAGAAGATGATTTAGCTGTTAGAAAAGCTTTTAGAGCAGTAGGTAGAACTGTTCCTTTTGTTTCAAAAGCTTTAGGGGCAGTAGGATCTTTAGTACCAACTAAACTGGGTAGTGCAGAATTAAAAGATATGGAAAAGAAAAAATATGGTGGCTCCATAGGTGTCAAAATGGCAAAGGGTGGCTTTAAGAAGAAAACACCAATATATTAGGATGAATTATGACTACATCGGGAACCACTGCATTTGATCTTAATATCGATGATATCATTCAAGAGGCATATGAACGATGTGCGGCAAGAACTAACAGTGGGTATGACTTAAAATCGGCAAGGCGAAGTTTAAATATTCTTTTCTCAGAATGGGGAAACCGAGGGGTTCACCTTTGGAAGGTAGCAAACCAAGAACAATTACTGACAGCCGGGACAGCGACTTACTCAGCACCGAGCAATGCGAACGACATATTAGAGGCATACATAAGCACAACTACGGGTCAATCAACCACTACGAACGATGTTTCGCTGACAAAGATAAGTAGAAGTGAATATGCCGCTTTACCAAATAAAGGTTCAAGAGGTCAACCAAGTCAATATTATGTTGACAGATTGACAACACCTACAATAACTTTATATCAAACTCCAGATGCCAATACATATACATATTTAAAATATTATTATTTAAAAAAAATAGAAGATTCTGGAGCATATACTAACACTGCTGATGTTGTTTTTAGATTTATACCTTGTATGGTAGCAGGATTGGCATATTACTTGTCTATGAAGTATAATCCACAAGTAGTGCAACAAAATAAACTTATATATGAAGATGAGCTTTCACGAGCTTTGAATGAGGATGGTCAAAGAACATCTGTATATATAACACCACAAACTTATTATCCACAGGGGTTCTAAAATGAAGACTATGAAAATATTTAAAAAAGCTACTGGAGGTTATCTTTCTGATTTAGAAAAATCAAAGCCAGAACTTTTCAAAACAATCAATGAGTATAGAACAAGATTAGCAGGTCTAGATAATGGAGCTGATTTACAAAGAACATTTGATAAAAGAGCAAATATTCAATATGCAGCTACAAAAAATATGCCTGAGCTTGAAAGAGATGCTTATATAAAATCAGTTGAAAAAGAGTTTGCTACTGCCACTGATAAACAATTTGAGGATCTACAAAAAGATTTGAAAAGTGAAAAAAGATTTGTTCCAACTTACAGATATGCTGCTGATCAAACTTCTTTTGGGCCAACATCTGGATATTACAGAAACTTACAAGACGAAATTGATCAAAAAAGAAAATCTTTAGAAGGTTTACAAATTACTGAAAAAAAAACAGGAACAAGAACACCTTATATTAGAGAATATAGTCGAGGTAATGTTGGTCTAGCAGGTTATCAGCCACCACCTCCTTCAAAACCTGTTTATGAATTACCAAAGGGATATAGCAAAGAATTTAGAACTGCGGGAACAGGAGCTTTTGGTCAAGGTGCAGGACGAACAGCTTTTGGACAACAAGGTCAAAATACAGGGCCTTATGGTACATATTCTCCTAGTGATTATTATGTAAAAGGTTCCCCAGAAAAATATACTTACAGTGTTACCAGAGCTCAAAAAGCTGGTGATACTGACTACGACAAAGTTATGTCAGAAATAGGAAGACTAGAAAAAAGGCACAAATACAGAAATTTATATAACACAAGCTCACCATCAGTTTCAAGTGCAAATATATATTCTAGTATGGGTATGGGTGCAGCACAAAACCCACCACCAAGAAGAAATAAAATTGAAGCTCGAGGAGCTTTTTCAAGAATTCAACCAAGACAAATGAATAAAGGTGGCGAAATAAAAGGTAAAGGTAAAGCAATAAGAGGTTTTAAATTTGGTGGTGTTAAATAATGGGTTACTCAAGAGGAAAGTATGCTCAGGCTATATCAGATCGTTCAGGGATGGCTTTTCCTTACAATGAAATGGTCAAAGAATGGAATGGCTCATTTGTGCATAAATCTGAGTTTGAGGCTAAACATCCTCAGATAAGAAGAAAACATATAAAAGCTGATGCAATTGCTTTGGCTAATGCTCGACCTCAAACTTTGTCACCTACTATAGTTGATTTAAATCCTTCACTGTTCTTTAATCCAAACCCTAATTCTTTGGTGCCACCATCAACACCTGATGAACAAAATAGAAGAAGACAATTAAATATGTCTGTAGGAAGTGTTAGTACAAGTGGCTTAACAATAACTCAAACTTTTGTTGTGACTGTTGTTGGAGGTAATCCTTCAAATCACCCTTACCATAATTTTGGTTCTAGTAACAAAT